GCTCTTTGATACGGATTTCACGAATTTCTGGTCTGTAGGGTCGCTAGCATAAAGCTATTTAGGCAATCATCATAACAGTCATTGGAGATATTCATGATTAAAGGTAAGCAGCCGATTATGTCAACGGACGATGCCATGAGAAACATCTGGCTTCGGCTACACAGTGATCTCGCCAAAAATGTCGAGAACAATTTCGAAGAGCAATATACCGCTCTAAAGAATTGCGACTACGCGGGCTATAGAAAATTAAAGCACGCGTATGTCCCATTCTTCGGACAGTCCTTCACGGTGAAGGCACGCTGTCAGTTGGATGGATTTCTTGACCGATATACCTTCAAACAGGATCTGATGTCTGAGGAGGAAAGGACGGAGAATACGTTTTCCGAACTTCTTCATGATCAGGCTAGGATCTCGTCTTTCCATGAGTATACGCCTTCAGTTAACCTTGTAATGCGCGAAGCACGCCGCATTATTAAGGGAATACTTGGCTCATACAATTTGGAAGAACATTATGAGGGTTGTCAATTTGGTAGACGCGCCTCGGTTGGGAATCCTTACTCACGGGCTTATTTAGACGTGAAGTTGACTCAGGATCCCTTAACAGGTTCGATTGGTCACATTAGATGGTTTAAAAGCTATCTAAGGACTGATAGAGTACTTCTGTCGGTTCTTGCTGAACGTTCTAAAACAAGAAGAGCGTTCACGGTGTGTACTGAGCTCTCACAGTCTTTTGCACCAAAGTCTCATAAGAAAGTACGCGGAATAGTACCTAATACTTTATTAGGTACCTTTTACACGTATGGACTGGGGGTTGTCCTTGTTCAGCGTCTTCGTGATGCTGGTCTGGATATTACAAGATTGCAAGATATCCACAAGAGAATCGCGCAGTCTGGCTCTTTAAGAAGGCATATTGTTACAGCCGACTTAAAAGCTGCCTCAGACTCCATTACAGGCGTCTTAGTGCAGAAACTGTTCCCTCGGGAATGGTGGAATGTTTTAAGATGTGGAAGGATTCCCTATATACGATTCAATAAAGTATCGTATAGAACGGATACCTTTGCTGGAATGGGGAACGGTTTTACGTTTCCAATGCAGACTTTGATTTTCTATAGTATTCTGAAAGCTATAGGAAATTTGACCTCCATTAAAGGAAAGTACTCAGTGTATGGCGATGATCTTATTTATCCATCGCCTCTGCACAAGTATGTGGTCCCTGTCTTAGAAGAGTTGGGTTTCAGACTCAATCCGGAAAAGACATACTGCAAGCTTTTCTTTAGGGAGTCCTGTGGTGGTGATTTCTACCATGGGGTGGACGTAAGGCCTGTTAGGCCCCAAGGCCAGTCAGAATTGTTGGGTAGGAAGCGGTTTGCCACATTCTTATACAAAATAAGAAATGGGCTAAATAGGAAATGGGATATAGAAGAACTTCCCATTACCTTCGCGTTCATTGATGTACTGATAGTGAAAACCATTGGGCATCTACATGTTGTACCTCCTTTGTTTCCGGACACTGCCGGTATTAAATCAACTACGGTTGTACCGACGGCCTACGGTAATCTACCAAAGGCTTTCGGCTTCCCGATGCTTTTACCGAAATACAATGTTGCTAAGCAGCATTGGACTTTCTGGTATCTGGCATCTCGGAACGGAAAACGGCAAGTCCTTTCATGCAATCCTTATTATTGGGTCGCCTTGAAAGGGAAAGAGGGGCTTCCACCAGAATCTTGGTGCAAGCGTTGGCACAACCTAACTGATATGCTCCTTTTATCTTGGGCATATAAAGTAAGTTGGACCGATCAGCATGGTGGACACAAGTCATACCTGGCAGCTCGGAGGCCAAAAGCCTCTAAGCTTAAAGGTAAGAAAACCGAACTTGTGCCGGTAACCCCGGACCGACGACTATCCACAGTTGCAGAAGACGCGGCCATCGTTTTTGAATGGCCTGAAGTGGCTTCTAAAAACTAAGAGCACC